GCGGGATCGACTTCTTCAGTAATCGCGGCAGACGGAACGCTTCTCGCAGTAACCGGAGGCGTCGGCGGTACACTTGGAAGCGTCGGAGGAGCGCTCGGAACAACAGCAACAACCGCAGCCGGAGCTGCAGCTGCAGGCGTAGCAGGAGGCGCAGGAATAATCGGCGGCCTGCTTGGACTTGGAAGCGCAGCGATTGACCTATTCAAAGGCATCGGCAAGAGCAAAGAAGGCGACACAAAAGGAGCCAAAGATCAATACGTCACGGCAGGCACCAAGACCGGCATGGTAGCCGCAGGAGCAGGTACAGGAGCGCTTATAGGCTCGGTAGTGCCAGGAGTAGGAACAGCCATCGGCGCCCTCGTAGGAGCAGGCGTAGGAGGCGTGGGAGCACTTCTGGGAGGCAACAAAGCAGGTAAAGCGCTATCAGACGCTACGGACAAAGACGGCGGCCTGACGAAGCTCTGGGAATCCATCAAAACAGGAGCCTCGAACGCCGGAACATGGGTAGCTGACAAATGGGGAGAGACCGGAGACTGGATAAGCGACAAATGGAGCGGCTTCAGCGACTGGTTCGACACCTCGGTATGGACGCCGGTAAAGGACGTCGGAATTTCAGCAATCAACATCGCAGCCGGAGCGTGGAGCGAGGTAAGAGACTGGATCGGCGACAAGTGGTCGGATTTTTCCGGCTGGTTTGGCGAAACGGTCTGGACCCCGGTAAGCAACGCAGCACAAGTGGCAGGCCAATGGGTAAGCGACAGATGGAACGACGCCCGGACATGGGTAGGAGACCGCTGGTCGGATTTCTCCGGATGGTTCGAGGAAAGCATATGGGCACCGGTGAAGACCGGAGCACAGGCCGCGGGCGAATGGGTAAGTGAAAAATGGAGCGACGCCAAGACCTGGGTAAACGAAACCTGGGGAACCGTTTCTGACTGGTTCTCCGAAACGGTATGGGAACCGGTAAAAGGCGCAGCGGAAACAGCCGGAGAATGGATGGGGACGCAATTTGACGCAGCCTGGACAGCCGTAAGCAACGCATGGGACGGAGTATCCGGCTGGTTTGAAGACAACGTATGGGGACCGATTAAAAGCGGAGCAACCGAAGCCTGGAACTGGGTAGGAGAAAAGCTCGGCGGCATCGGCGAATGGATCGGCGACAAGTGGACGAGCTTCAAGGGCTGGCTTAGTGGCTTAGGACAAAAAGGATCTAAAGAGACCGGACTGACCACCAGCCAAGGAAAGGGCAGCGTCCTCGAGCACGCCCACGGCGGAATCATGACACAGCCACACATGGGGATCGTGGCCGAGGCTGGGCCAGAGGCCATTATTCCTCTAACAAAGCCGTCACGCGCAAAAGTACTGTGGCAACAAGTGGGCAATATCATGGGATTTACTGAGGCACGAACCAATGCTATTGGTGAAAACCTGCCGCAGGTGGAGAGTGTTTCAGAGATAACCAAACGGTATACCAATGTAAAGGATATTGCAGAGAACACAAAGCGGCTTGCTGATGTAGTAGATATTACGCGGTACCGTAACCTGAAGCAGAAGGATAAGACCTTAACCGAAAGGCTAAAGCATTTTACTACTACATTAAACCAGGCGCAGAAGGTTAATACCTATGCCACTGGAGGCATCCTCACCCAGCCGCATATGGGACTTGTAGCCGAAGCAGGCGCAGAAAGCATCATCCCGCTGTCACCAAGCAAGAGGACCCGAGGCATTGACCTGTGGAGAGAGACAGGCGAGCTTCTGGGCGTGCGGCCATATGCAAACGGCGGTATTGTTGGCGGCATCAAGGCCGACGACAGCGACATACCAGTAGCTGCAGGAAGCAGCGGCGGAGGCGTCACCATCAAGGTGGAGGTTTCCGCGAACCCGGAGATCACAATAGGCACCAGCGACACCGGCGACGACGAGCGCATCCTCTCCGTGCTGAAGACTTATATCCGCAGCATGGCAGACGACATCGGAGACGAGCTCGCAGAGCGTCTCGCCCGGATATTTGCCAACATGCCAGTAAGAGCGTAAAGGAGGAGCACGATGGACATTTACATCACCGATATCAAGAGCGGAACCAGAGTGGCGCTGTCGATGCTCCCGCAATCCGTAAAGCTCAAGGCTTCCGGGAAGTTTCAGACATATGACATCATAAACGCCGGGGATATCAAAATCCCGAAAGGACAAAAGCTCACAGAGATAAGCTGGAGCAATGCGATACTCCCCGGCGCCAAACGGAAGAATGCGAGCTACATCAAGCGGCAGCATTGGAAAGCACCCAACGAAATTATAAGCATGTTCGAGAGCTGGAGGAAGAACGGAACGCGCCTGAAGCTGATGGTAACGGAAACAGTCATCAATCACGACGTATATCTGGACTCCTATACCGCAGAGGCGGCAGGAGGCTCCGGAGACTACGAGTACAGCATCACATTTGTCGAGGCAAAGGACATGATGATCTATACCGTGAACGAGCTCGGGCTGCAGCCGAAATCCCCCACCAACAACAACGTGAGCAGCAACACCCGGCCAGCGGCATCGCAGCCAAGCACATACACCGTGAAGTCGGGAGACAGCCTGTGGGCGATCGCACAGAAATATCTGGGGAACGGAAGCAAGTACATGGAGATTTACAACGCGAACAAGGCCACCATAGGAAGCAACCCTTCTCTCATTCGCCCCGGCCAAGTTTTATCACTTCCGAGTTAGGAGGCGAGCAGGAATGATAGACATAGCAAAACTCAAATACCAGCTGCTGCTCGTTACCGAAGCCGGAAAAGAGATAGATATCACAGGAGCAACAGAGGACCTCGGATGGGAAGAAGGCGAAGCGGAGCTGGCGCTTCGGACTTCCTTCACCATAGCGAATGCCAAGTACAACGGGCAGCTTTTATCGAGCCTCGCAAAGCCCGGATGCCTTATCGCGGTAATTGCGGATTGGGGAACCGGAAAAGACGAAGTCGCACGCGGCACAATCGTCGAGTGGGACCCCCAATTCAGCAGCAGCGGGAACATCATAGCCATTACAGCATACGACGAACTGATCAATCTGCAGGCGAGCCAAGATAACCGGTACTATAGCGCAGGCACAGGAACCAAATCAGCAATAACCTCAATTTTCACCGACTGGGGAATCCCGATCGGCGAGTACAAAGGCCCGGATGTGGCGCACGCAAAGACGCTATTCAAGGCGGAGTACCTGAGCGACATTATTCTTCAGCTGCTCGACGACGCCAAGAAAAAAGGCGCAGCGGCATGCTTCGTCCGGAGCGCCAAAGGCAAGGTCAGCGTTCTGCCGGAAGGCAGCAACACGACCATATACCACTTTACAGAAGACAAAAACGTCGAGCTGGCAAGGGACCTGACAAGCATAACAAACCTCGTGACCAGAGTGAAGGTGGTCGGCAAGGAAGACAGCGAAGGCAAGCAGGCTGTAGAGGCCATCGTAGACGGCCAGACACAATACGGAATCAGACAGCAGATCTACGTCAGAGACGAGGACGACACGCTGGCCACGGCCAAAGCTGCAGCGCAGGACATCATCAACACCGACGGAAAGCCGGACCGCGTCCGGAGCGTAAACGCGCCAGACATCCCCACTATTCGCAAGGGCGACAAGGTGCACATTCAAGCCGGAACCCTGAACGGATACTACATCGTAAAGGCGATATGGCACGACGCAAGCAGCGGCACCATGTCAATGGACCTGAAGGAACCGGAAGCGGAAAAGACATCAACACCGGCAGCCAGCTCGACACAGACCGCACCTGCAGCAGACCTGAAGGTCGGCGACCTTGTCGAGATCATCAGCGCGGCAGATAACTACTACCCCGGAGGCGCCCGCATCCCGGACTGGGTAAAGTCGGACTACTATCACACCATAACCCAGACGACATCCGGAGGAAAAGAGGTCACAAAGGGCGGAGTGAAATGCATGCTACTCGGCAAGAAGCAGAAAAAGAGCGGCGGCAGCTCTGTGGCAGGCATCAACACATGGACCAACGTCGCTTATTTGAAAAAAGTATAAGGAGGACACGAAATGAGCGGAAACGGAAATCCCGGAGTGAGCAAGCTCGGACAGATCCTCCAAGAGCGAATGAAGGCATGCGGCGCATCACCGCTGCTGCTTGACTTCGGCGCCATTCAGAGCGACATGAGCCTGCTCACGAACACATATCCAATACCAATCCCAAAGACGGATTATACCGTCTGCAGACAGCTCACGCTCGGGGCCGTAGGAGCCGTTCTGACGACGACAGCGACCGACGGCTTACATTCACACGGCCCCAGCGGAGAACACGCACAGGACAGCGGCACAGGCGCCCACAGCCACACAAATGAGGGCGCACATACCCATAACATACTCATACCGGAGAAGATGCGGAAGCTGAAACCGGGCGACCGCGTCCTCGTGGCATGGGTACAGAACGAAGCGGTAGTGGTTGACATCATTCTCCCTGCCGCGTCGATTTAAGGAGGGCTCGAAAATGGAACAGACAAAACAGCTTTTTCCCGTCTTCGATGTCCCGGACCTCGTAACCGATACCCCGGTAGAAGAACAAAAGTACAAAGGCAGCGTTTACTTTGATTTCAGCATTGGCGACTTTCGGAGAGACGGAGCCGGGAAGCTGGCCGTCGCGGAAGGACGCGAGGCATACGCGCAATGGTGTCTCAAAACCGTGATGACGGAGCGAATGGCGCATCTTGCATACAACAGCGACATCGGCACGGAAACGAGGGAAGCTATGGCACAGGCAGACGTCGAAGCCGTAAAGTCGGCCATGGAGCGCACCATCACGGAAGCACTCATGGTAAACAAAGCGACAGAGTACGTCCGGAACTTTGAATTCACACACACCCCGGCTGAGCTGAAGGTCGAATTCACGGTGAAGGGCAAAGACTGGGAGGAGATACGCCTCGCAGCCCACTACACAACGTAAGGAGGTGAGAACATGGCAAGACCGGATTTTGTACCACCGGCATGGATGGAGGGCCAAGACAGCGAAACAATCCACAAAAGAATGATGGACATGCTGCCGGAGGACATCGACGACACACAGGGCGGCTTTCCTTGGGACTTTACCAAGCCAACCGCCAACGAGAAGGCGGAACTGCTCGAATTCGAGCTAATGGAAGCCATCAAGCTCATGCACCCCATGTGGGCGTACGGAACATGGCTCGACCTCCATGCGGCAGAGGTGGGACTAACGCGCAAGGCGGCAAACCCTGCATCCGGATACGTAGAAGTAACAGGCACTCCCGGGACAACAATCCCCGCAGGCTTCATTTTTGCGGTACCGGCAACAGGAGGAACAGCAGCCATCGAATACGCCGTCGTGAGCGACACGGACATAGACGTAGGCGGCACGGCCAGCGTGCTGGTGAAGGCCGTAGAACCCGGAACAAAAGGCAACGTGGCAGCAAACTCCATCGTGATTATGAAGACACCAATGAAGGGCATAACCGGCATAACCAATCCGGACCCGATGACCGGAGGAACCGAGACAGAATCGGACGACGACCTGTGGCAGCGCATCGATGACGCGAACGCCGGAGCCGGTGAGTCATTCGTCGGAAACGACTCCGATTATAAGCGCTGGGCTGAAGAAGTTGACGGCGTCGGAACGGCACTCGTTATCCCGGAATGGCAAGGACCCGGAACAGTGAAAATCATACTGCTTGATGGCAACGGGCAGGCGGCCAACCCGACGATCATCGCGGACGTTTACGATTACATCGTAAGCCCGGCGGATAGGTCAAAACGGAAGGCTCCGATCGGCGCCACGGTCACGGTAGATAAGCCGGACGAGCTGTTGATAGATTACAGCTTCACGCTCGAAGTCGAAGCAGGACACGACGCTGCAGACATCGTAGACGCATTCAAGGCGGCGCTGCTGATTTATTACGCAGAGGCCAAGCAGGAGAACACCGTGCGCTATACCCGCGTGGCGGCTGTTCTCACGGGCATAGAAGGCGTCGTAGATTACAGCGGACTGACNATCAACGGCGGCACCGCGAACATTCCAATAGCTGACGACGAATACCCGGTAACAGGTACCGTCACGGCATCTTAAGGAGGTGAGCGGATGAGCGATATCAACGTCCCGACCACAGAAACCGGCAAGCGTATGCTTGCCAGCGTGTCCCCCATTTACGACCATTCATACGTCGCCAGATGGTTCTTTGAGGTCATGGGCATAGAGATGGAGGAGGCACGACAATACATCGAGGAACTCAGGCTGCAGGCCCACCCGAAGACAGCAACATGGGGCCTGTTCTACTGGGAAATGCGATACCACATACCAATAGACGAAAGCCTGCCGATTGAAGACAGACGGCAGAAGGTCATGTCGAAGCGCTGGAAATATGCACCGATGAACCCGGCACGATTGGGAGAATACATCAACCGGGCGAGCGGGCTAACCGCCATCGTAACGGAGTACAACGACGAGTACCGCATCGAGATCACCATCAGCGGAGACGAAGGCGTGCTGGAATACGACAAGATCGTTGAGCTGGTGAGAACGGCGAAGCCTTCACACATTGCAATTCAGATCATCCTCGAGGCAAACTGCGGTATTAACGTGCACTCGCAGACGGAGGCGTACCCGTTCAGGTCAAGAGCGGCAGGAACATACCCATACCGAAATGTAGAAGGAAGACCGATAAACATAGACATAGCTTTTGCGCCGGAATTGGAAGCGCATATCTTTAGGTCAGTACCAAGCGGCAAAACGAGCGCTGGAACCATACCACAAAGAAACACGGAAGGCAGAGTAGCTGCTGCAGAGATCACATCAACGGTAGCCGCTGTCGGATACACCTTCGAAAGTAGATTGTGCGGTATGCCAATCCGCAGGCTTTAGAAAGGAGGAACACAATGCTTACACAGGCGGCAATAAACAGCTTCAAGGCACACATCGACCGCACCATAGCATACGCGAAGTACAAGATAGGAAGCACCTACTACCAAATGCCGATCCACAAGCGAGAAATCCTATCGGACGGACGCGTCGCCGTTTACTTCACGATCAACACATCAGGCGCAGCAACCATATCGGAGGTGCAGCTTTACGACACAAGCGGGCAGCTCTGGGCTTCAAAGGCAGAGAACGTCGTAGTGGCCAGCGTGCAAAACGGCGTGCTTTACCGGTTCACATTTTCAATACAGGAGGTGTAAAACATGGCATACAAACGAACTTACTGGCAGGACCACGTAACCCAATACAGCGACCGCTACAACGAAGTCCAGAACCCGGACGGGACGATAACCCACACGCCGGTGGAAGGAACCGTCATACAGCAGGGCACGCCTCAGAACGCCCAAAACTTCAATAACATGGAGGAAGGCATATTCGCAGCGGACCAGCTGGCGACGGAAGCAGCGCGCATGGCAAAAGTCAATGCCAGAGGGCTGGATGCGGTCAAGGGAGAGGTCATCTCCGTCGCGCTAACGAACTCCAGCGCTTACCCGTTCAACAACAGCATCAAAACCGTGAGCCTGACGCAGAAAAAGACGACCACAGACTACTATGTGGACATCGAGCTGGTCAGCGCGACCGGAGGCGGCGTCGGAGAATTCAGAGTAACGGACAAGCTGCTGAACGGCTTCAAGCTGGCCTTCACGGGAGCAGCAACAGCGGTGAGCGTGATATGCAGAGTCAAGGGAGGCGTATAACCATGGCCGCATACTCAGCTTCAGACACATGCGTCTGCTGCGGAGAATACGTGCCGGAGGGACGCCAAGTCTGCCCGATTTGCGAGGCAGGCAAAAACACGATGAAAGGAGAAGCACCAGATGGCAAACATAATCATCAAGTCAGAGGACCGAAAGCAAAGGGAGGCTTTCGTAGCCCGTTCTTTTGGCGCAAATATGCAAAGCAAAGAACACCGTGAACACGTCGAGTGCATAGCAGCAAGAACCAAGCAAGCACACGATGAATTAAAAAGAATGGAGGAGCGTAAGAAATGAACATCATTTACAAAAC